CTGCGCTGAATAGTTCATTCCTTGCGCCTTTAACAATTCATCTGCTTTAATCCTAAAACGTTCTTTATGATCTTTATTGGATTTACTGAGCATAGATAGCAGTAATGTAATTTCATTGTCTGTCAGTTCCGTTTTAATTGAGTACCACACGCTTTTGTATGGTTTTCCCCTTACATTTGTTTTTACTTGCTCACATCGCAATATCCCTGCATTAACCATGTTCTTTAGGTATCTTCTGGAAGTCATGCAGGTAGCATTTATTGCTTCTGCTGCTTCCCATGCCTCAGTGCCTAAAGAACATAAACGTGCAATTATTCTTAGGTTGTCTGCCATTGCTTTATTCATTGATTAGCCCATTTTTAATGAGTTTAATTTGCGTTTCTATTACTGCTTCAAGATGTGCAAGTTTTAGAAAGTCTTTATCAAAGTTTGTGTGCGTTCTTCCATCCAATGCGTCATGGCAATTTGAGCAGCAGTAAGCACCATGTAAATCTGAAACTTTGCGCCCTACTCCATGACCGAACCGAACACCATTGATATGTGCCAGCACGGTAGTTTCTGGATTGCCATTGCATACATTAGGAAGGCGTACTGTGCAATTCTCGCCTTGTGCTGATTTGCGGATTTTTGACATTAGCCAACTAGCCTATGAATTGTTGAATTGCCATCGCGTGTCAGTGTGCCAGTAGGTGTTTTTGTGATCTGTTTGCTGTCATCAAAGAATTTAGATTTACCACCACCGTTAGCACGTACAAAATCAACTTCTACCTTCGCCAGATTAATAACTACCTGTGATATATCGCCAATGGCTTTGGCTTTATCAATGTCAATACTTCCATCCTGCAATCCTTTTAATGCGGCCTCTAAGTGTTCTCTAAGCTGTTGGCTGTTCATGTTGATTCCTTTTGTTAAGTTGACGATTTAATGCACCACGTAATTGAATTAACTCTGCTAGTTCTTTTGGTAAGCTGTGCAAGCTGTTGCGCTTCATGTTCTGCATCTTTGTCAGTAGCGCAAGATTGGTTACTTCTAAATTTCTTGTATTGCCATCAATGAAGATACATATCTGGCCTTTTGGAATTGCACCGTTACAGCGTTCCCATATCACGCGATGCAGTAGCTTAAATTGCTGCATGCCTTCTGCCATCTTCATTTCATAGTATCCATCACGAGATAACCTGATAAAACCTACTGGCCTGTGATTAGGCGGCTTTGTGCCTTTCTTGAATTGCGTTGGTTTCATGCCTTCGTAATTGATGCCTTTAACGCCTTTGTTTACTGGGACATGTCCTTTGGGAAACCTATAGGCTTTGCCTATGTTGTCGCCTCTGCGAAGCCTGCAAGCCTTTGGGCTGTCCAGGTATTCTTTGCTTTTACTAATTCCTAACAAATCAGCATGCCCATAGATTGATGATTCGCTACGGCCTAGCATGGCTTTCATTGTTTCCATCGTGTTGTCAGGATAGAAAGCGTGCATCATGTCGTTTTCTTCTTTTGTCCACTGCCTACCTTTCATGCTTCCCCCTCAAATACATATCCAATATTTTCAGCCGCCCATTGATGCGTATATGTGATTAGCTCTGCATATTCTTCACGCTCTGCCTGCTCGCTTGGTCTCACATTCCGGTACCACTTATTACCGATTTTGTATTCTTCAATACCGAAAAAATCTTCCTTGATTGCTGCTTTAATCTTTCCTGGCGTTTCACCAATAAACTTTCCCAACTCTCTGCACATCGCATGGAATTTATTGCGCTGCTCATTAGTCTTTGGCTTTTCTCTGCCGCAAGTAGGACACTTAGCCATGCAACTTACCTTTCTTTGCAAATACAATGCTGTCTGGCATTTCTTTCATGCGGTCTGTATTAGTCATTCCGCCATGATGTTTTTTAACTTCACCGTTTTCTATTAGCGTCATTCCTGAATTTTTTGAGTTGTTCAAGTTAAATTCCTTCCAAAACTCCCTAGCTACATTTAGCCCATCAGACATAATCAGCCCAATCTGTATTTATCTTTTCAGCAACATGGATCACTGAAATATCCTTGTATCGTTTACTCAATACATCAGCAGCCCTTTGGCCTGTACCGTTCAAGTCGTTATCCGCAAATATGTGAAGCTCTGTTACGCCATTAGGAACGATGAATTTTTCTAAGCCATTCGCACAAACTGCCGCCCATGTAGGAATCCCGAATAACTGTGTAGCCGCGCAAGCTGTTTCAATACCTTCTGCAATTCCTAACACTCCGCTATGCTTGAATAACCTTATTGCGCCGCCGCTGATGGACTTGATTGCACTTGTCATCTTCTTAACTTCTGGCACGTTAGCCTTTGTGCCCTCTCTCGTAAGGTAAGTACGATGCGCCGCAATGGCTTCACCTTCTGCGCTACTGACTACCCCTATCATTCCGTAGTGAAATGATTTTTTACCTTCATCAAAATGCATCATGTATTGGTGATACCAAACGTCAGGCTTAACCGTGATGCCTCTATTTTCAAGATATGGCGTGATTACTTCGCGTGTTGCGTCTTTAAACAATGCTTTCAGGTTAGCCATAATCTTTGCTGTATCTACTGGCTTAACTTCTACTGGCTGGATATGTCCTATCAATGGCTTCACTATTTCCAATGCCTGTTTAAAATCAATATTGTCTAATCGCATAATTAAGTCGATGCCGTTACCATTACCGCATTGGTTACAAATCCATTCACCGTTACCGCGATAATCTGTCAACCTGAATCTGTCTTTACCGCCACATATCGGGCAGCTTGTATGCTTTTTAGAAAGCTGTTTATCGTTCAGGCCATAAGTTGCAAGTATTGAATGCCATTTGCCGTTTGCCTCTTTGTGAATATCAAGCCGCATGTTTTTTACCTTTCGACTTGATATATTTGATTAGCAAGTGCTGAACGTAAGCCAATGTTTCCTGTGTCGGCTGCTTTCTAACTTCCTGTAAGCCTTTAGGCCATACACCGAAAGCCTGTTTGTAAGTGTTAGCAACCCATCCATGTGAGTGATGGCGTTCATGTGCAACAAATAGCAACTCTGAATAAAAATCCTGCTTGTGGCGTTTCTGTTTACTACGCACTACAAATTCAAGCTCTCCATCATCAACCTCTACGCTGTTTTTCTTTTCAGGTGCAAATCCGCACATCGGGCATGTGTGAACAGATGGTGCTTTCATGTATTTGCATTTAATGCACTCACTAGGCATTTTCTTTTTGACTTCAACCGCTTTTTTCTCACGTACCGTTCCCATGTCCAGTGCAAGCGGTAAATCGTCAGTCGGATAACCTAAATCAAATACAGTGCCTGAATGGTCTAGTATCAATGCTCTGTTTTTACCTTCGCTTGGCCTAAGAATGCGCCCTGCCATCTGGATATATCGTATTAAGCTGCGTGTAGGTCTAGCAAGAATCATGACTTCGGTGTGTGGGCAATCCCAACCTTCTGCCAGGATGCCTACGTTGCTGATAATCTTTGTTGAACCATTACGGAAACGGCCTAATATCGCTTGGCGTTCTTCTTCATCCGTGTAGCAGTCGATATGCTCTGCTGCGATTCCAGCTTGCTTGAATTGCTCAACGATGTGAGTTGAGTGCAGAATATTTGTCGCAAATACTACTGTAGGCTTATGCTCTGCCAGTTTGAACCAGTGCGTTACAATGTCACCAATCAAATCAGCCTTATCAACGGCAAGCCCTAGCTGTAATTCGTTGTAATCCCCTGCCACAATCTGCACTTCTGACAAATCAGGCTTGCTAGGTGCGTATATATCGCAGTCAACCAGAAAACCAAGCTCTACAAGTTCGCGGATAGTTGCCGCCTTAACGATGTTTTGAAACTGTTTACCTAATCCTCTGCTGAATGGTGTTGCTGTCAGTCCTACCACTGGCACGTTTTTAAAATGCTCTAGCAGTTTGTGATAACTCTTTGCACCAGCTACCCCGTGAGCCTCGTCAATCACGATAAAATCAGCATCAGGATAACCGCGTCTATCTAGCGTTTGAATTGAGCAGATTAAAACCTTGCTATCAACAAAACCGCTATTACTGCCCTGAATGATTCCGTGATAAATCCTTGCAGCGTTAAATCTTCTGCTTGCTTGCGTTACAAGTTCAACACGGTTACATACAAACAAAACCCTCTTATCAAGAGAACGAGCTAGACGAATCATCTCCATTCCCATTTCACTTTTCCCGCTTCCTGTAGGACTGTATAAAATGACGCGCTTTTTACCTTGAGAAAATTCAGCACGAAGTTTGCCGATAGCAGCTAACTGATAAGGTCGTAAAATCATGCCGCCTCCCCCATAGAATCTTCCGCGCCTGATAAGAAGGGTTTTAATATCTTCTCTTCTCTTCTCTTCTCTTCTCTGGTAGATACATTTGTAGATTGCTGTGTAGATACATTTGTAGATTGATTGCTATCTACATTTTTATCCTTATTAGCTCTCCATTTTGCTTGGCTTTCGTTCTTCAAAGCCCGTTTCTTAGCCGTTTCCCCGTTATGTCTATCAAATTTTGGCAAGTTGACCCATTGCTCTTCATTGTCAAAATCCATCCATAAAACTGATTTCATTGCACTTGCAAAACCTTTGCATGACACAATGCTATCTACATCATCTTCTACAACACCATCTACATGACCATCTACAGAATTTCCATCAAACCAGCCCCAAATACGGACTAATTTTCCGAACACTTCGTCTTTATCAATACCCAAAAGACGAGCTATTCTCAAAATCTCAGGTTTATCTGGCGTGGTTTTTTCTACTTTTATCCAATCACCTGCCATTATTAATTGCCTTCCAATTTGCCGTTAATAGGGTGCTGGCGTGATACATGGGGCAAATATCCACATATCGGCTTGATCGAGCCTGCCAGCATTGAAAACATTAGTTGTCGCCCTCGTTTAGTACCATTTGTGTACTTTTATTGAGTTCGCCATTACTAGATAATTTGCTTAATGACTGATTCCTACGTGCTTGCATGACCAAGTTACGAAGAAATGCAGAGTGAGATAAACCAAGCGATTCAGCTTCATCACGAAGCCAGATAAATTGATCTGCTGTAAATCCTGCCTTAACGATTACATCGTGGTTATCAGTCATAGGGTTAGCCTTTTAATTATTTGCTGCCGAATATGTCAGGGCGCAATTCGTAACGAGTTACTTTGCTTTTTGTAATTTGTTCAATCAGCAAGCAACGGTCAGCCGGTACTTTATTTTTGCTAACCCACTTAAAAACAGCTTGTGGCGTTACATTGCATAAAGCAGCTAACTTAGAATTACCGCCAGTTAATTCAACGGCTTTGTCTATTGGTGTTTTATTTAATGTGCTCATGTGCTTATTTAACTACAGGTTAATTTATAAAGCAAGAATTATTTTAACTCTGGGTTACTTTTTATAAAAAACTATAGTTTTAGAATGAAACAATGGAAAACGACATCGGCAAGTTCATTAAATCTAGGCTTAAAGAGCTGAAAAAAACTCAGGGATGGCTTGCTGAAAAAGTAGACGTATCTAACGTAGCTGTTACTAAATGGATAAAATCAGGCCAAATATCTAGAGAGAATGTAATGGCAGTTGCTAATGCATTACACGTTCCTGCTGATATGTTGCTTGGCGGTAAAGATATAACTATTCAAAATGAATTTGAACGTCAACTAATATTATTCTTCAGGGGCATGTCGTTAGACCATAAAGACGATTTACTAAGTATTGCTAATAATCTGTATAACTTGGATGTGCCTAATAACAAGCTGTCTAACCCTTTACCATTGCCACCTGTGAAAAGAGAAACACAATGAAAAAACTATTTATTGCTTTATTATCTTTAATATCACTATCAGCCAGTGCAGAAAACTTTGTTGTGGCCCAGGTTGATTACACTTGTATAAATAATTGCTCGAGCAAGGGTTATCAATATGGATATTGCCAATCTATTTGCTCATATAACGATAACAACCAATCTTATTCACAGCCGCAGCCAGTAAAGCAGATTGATTATGCCTGCGTGAATGATTGCACCAATAAAGGCTATCAATACCAGTATTGCACTTCTAAATGCTCGTTCTAAATTAACCACATATATCTAGCACCTTCGGGTGCTTTTTTTTCGTCTCAATAAAATATTTAACCTAAAGTTAAAATAATTGTTGCATTGCTAATTAACCTGTGGTTAAATAACTACATCAGCGCAAAACACCGCGCTACATATTGATGTGTAGCTTTGACATCTCCAATAGAGGCGCACCGATGCAGCAATGTAAGTTCTCTTAATCGGTACAGTAAATTTTTAAGGATATAGCCATGCAGACACTTGAACAGGTAGCACAAATTGCAGATGGGTTTTATGACCGTCTATATGACCGTAAAACACGCGACTTAACCAGTGATATTGAAGAACTCAAAGACCAGTACCTTGATGATTCAGTAATGCTTGTTGACATTCTTATGGATGAAGATTGTGTTGATGCAGATGAAATGCAAGAAACACTACGAGCTGCAACACTGGCACTTAAATATGAAACTGGCTCATTTGAAGCGTTCGCTAAATCCTACTTTCAGATGCTGCTTGATGGCGTACAGAAACGCGCCGAAATGAGAGCTGAATAATGAAGATTGTACTTGAAGCTGTACTCGGTGTTATCGCGCTATTCGCTGCACTTTATGCAGTCAACATGAACGAGCAATACGCTGATTTAGTCGCTGCTCAATCTACTGGCTACTGCAATGTAAATTTTGGAAGCACTACCGCAACACTTAAATGCAATCGCATATCAAGAATTGAGAGTGACCTATGAAAGATTACGCACATATTGACACGTCATCAGGTGACAGTCCTGAACACATTATCTTGTATAGCC